TGCAGTTGGTTAAGTAATTTGTTTTGGAATTAAGTGGTTGTGGATTTGTTTTAATCCATTCAATAAATCGTATTTGTTTAAAATTATGCTTTTCCATAAGTTCTTTTAATAGTGTTATCTTCCAAATGTCGAAGAAAATTATTATTGTGCCACCTTGTTTTAGTTTCTTATAATATTCTCCAATAAATTCATCGAGCACATTCATAGTAAATTTTGAATCCCATTCACCGTAGTCGGTTTTTACACAATACTTCTTACCATAAATGGTTCCGTATTTCATATAATTATCTTTCTTCGTATCGTCAACTATACTATTTTCGCTTTTATAATTATTCCATTCTTCTTGGGTTTTTACATACAAAATATTATTTTCTTCATTTTTTTTAACCTTGTTATAATGCGTGTCCATTCCACTTTCTCGTGAAATAATATAAGGAGGATCTGTTAATACTAAATGAGCACTGTTATCTTCGATACGTTTCAAATATTGTAAACCGTCCTCTCTTTGGATATCGATGTTCGTTGCATTATTACTATTAATTATAATTTGATTGCTCACTGATTGCGTTGGTGGGGGTGTCTCGATATTAACAATCTCATTCTTCATTTTTTCATTCACTATTTTCTCTACAACCATACTGATCTTATTCATATTGTCTTGGCAAGGACGTTTACGTTGCAGATGTTTATTATAATGTGATTTTTGAGAGAAATCCTTCAAACATTTTTCACACGTATAACTCGGCATTTATATGTACTATTATTAATCATTTAACTCAATTGGTTAATAATAGTTAATTCAATTTTTATACTATCTATCAAATTTGATAACGTTTTGGGGTTCATACCAGTTCATTTCTATATTGGTAAGTGAAATCGGATATTGAAAAAGTTTGTATATTTCTTGGCTGCGGTTGTCTTCATAATATCCTTCTTTATAATAGTTTACTTCTATTATTTCATTTTCTAAATTTTGTATGATTTTTGAAATGCGTGAAATATTGTTTTTATTATTCACTACTACTTGTTTTAACAATTCTTTATTTTGGTTTTCTTTGTATTCTTCAAGGAATTCCTTATTTTTTTCAATAAGTAAAAATAATTCCTGTTTTTTCTTAGTAATTTCTTCCTTTTTGTCTTTATTATTGAATACTTCGTTATACTTATCAAGTATTTCCTGGTGTGTTTTACTGTCGGTATCGTATTCAGTCATTTTCGTGTCGTGTATATGCTTAGATTCTTCGTCATCTATATACCCGAAAATATTGTCTAACTTATTTCGAATAATTTCTTTTTTCAAATCTTCTACTGGCTCTTCAAATAAATTCAATAAGTCTTGGTAGTAATAAAAAATACCGTTATATAATTGTATATTCAATTTGCAAGGTTCTCGGGCATCCCCACAAACGGCTGTATATTTATTGGATTCATAATTAAATACAGTACCTACGTTTCGTTTGCATTTTACACAAGGTGGGCGAACTTTTTTCATTTCTTCGCTACCTATTTTTTTCGTAGGTGCTCTGTTGAATGCTTTCTTTTTAAGATCGTGGAGTTTGTTTTCGTATTTGGCTTTCATTTTGAAATATTCTTTTAATGCAGCGTCGTATTCTTTTTTTTTCTTCCGATTACCTTCTTTTTCGTCGTCGTTTAGTTTTATATTTTCCATATCCACATTTCGAAATTCAATGGTTGGTGTGTTTTCCATTTGAAAATCGTCAATGTTCTCTTGCATATTTTCTATAAGAGTAATCATATTATTTGATATGTGTAGTACTTGTAATTTGTCTAACAAGGATAGGTCTAATTTTTCCAATTTATTATACGTTGCTTTCACAACCTGTAAAGTATTGGGTAAATCCGACAATTCTGACAATTGATTATGCGAAACAATCAACGTTTCTAATTCTTTCAACCCAGACACATCTAATGAATCCAAATAATTATATTCTAAATCTAAAAAATGTAAACTAGACGGTAGGTTTTCTATTGTTAATAATAAATTATTATTACATTGCAAATGCAAGAGACCTTGCGGTAAATTATATAAATTGGTTATTTTACCTTCTTTGAATATAATTTCTTCAGGTACACCCAGTCCCTTTTCTTTTAAGGTGGCAAAATCAATATCTCCATATAACGGTTCTTTGAACTCTACTTTTTTAATAGGTTTTGTTAAGGTTTCGAGATAATTGTAAAATTGTTTTTCCGCAGTATTGTTATTCGTAATAATTTCTTCCCGTTCTTCTTTTATCATTATGATGTAATAATATAATATATATATTAAATAAACATATATTATGATTGTATAATCGGCAAATTAGTAATGTTGGAAAATTCCGACTGTTTTTGTTTAAAGTTGTCTTGATAAAAGCGTATCTTTGATAAAATATAATCTTGATCTCTCAATAACTTTTGACGGCGATCATATTCAGATGGCTTTTTGGTATAACAATAATATAGTGTGGCAATTGCAATGATAGTAAAAAAAGCTAATACCAACCCATTAAATATATAATAATATAAATTAACACGATTTTCGTGGCAATGTTGTAATACATTTCGTAAATGGGAGGAGGAAGTGTGGTCAATTAGGTTGGGTAAATTCATCTAAATATTATAATATTCTTTTATTTTTAATTTTAAATATTTACAATACTTATTTTTACAAAAATGTAGGTAAAAATGGCTATTATAATTGCGACTAACCATATCGGAATTACTGTTTTATGGCGGTACCCTACTCCGAATTCTCTGTAATTACCGTCTTCGTCGTATACTAATGCTGGTTTTATGTTATGGATGATAATGAAAATAATAATAAATAAGAATATACTAAAATTCAAGGTATTTTTCTTCAATAATAATTGTAAACTTGTCATTGATTATTTTATATAAATATGCTATATAAAATAAAATGGGAAAGTATGTTAGTATGCCTATTCTAAATCCATATCTTCTTCATAATAATGCCCGTCTGTATAATCTTCATCTAACCCTTGTATATCGTTGCCTTCATTGTCATATGTCTCCTCGTTTGTTCGTTCTTGCTCCTCGTCTAGTTCAAATATTTCTCTTCTCATTTCCGATACAATTTCGTATTTCCCAGCATTTTCATCGTCGTGTAGCTGTGTCAATAAATTATCTCTTTCCCTTTCATAGGTTTCTTTATCATATTGAACAAGACCTTTTTGTTGTCCCACGTTCCATCTACCTAACTTGTATGTTTTGAATAATTCTTCCACTTTTCTTTCTTCTTTGCTCATATTTCCTAAATAATCAATAATAGATTTTTTCTCTCTTTCCTTACTTCTATTTATTTTTTTCATAATGGATGAGTAATCTTGATTGATCACATCTTTATTTTCCATTTCTACTTCTAAAAATGTATACAATAGAGAACTTATCCTTGATTTCAACACATCTTGTTTATCGCTTACAATATCACTTTCTTCCAAATCCGCTGCTATATGTTCAACCGTTTCATTTGCATTCGCGCGTTCGCTGGATATGAAATTAATGGGATCATTCAATGATTTATTTTCGCCATCTCTTATGTTCTTGACACTTTGTATTTCACTTCGCAATAGTTCTATATCATCACTACCAGCAATGAATTCAAATAACATTCTATAAAAGCAGTATTTCATTAGCTCGTAATAGGTTTTATCATTGAACAAAGAATGAAAAGAGACGACTACATCTTCGTCATTCTCATTTCTCAATATTTTTTTAATTTCAGTTTGAATCGGTAAAATTTGAATAAACACGTGCAAATCAATTAATTTCGTGTTCATTTCTTTCAAATAGTTCATTAATACCGCATCTCCCTTGAATTTTTCAATATCTTTATAATATCTCGATATGAAGTTGAATATATCTTTTTTATGATTGTCTGAATATGGCCAATGATTGCAAACATTTTTGTAAAAATCAGCGTTATTAGAAATCACAATGGGGTATACTTTACATATATTGCAAATTGCGGTGCGAAGAAACTGGATAGAAGTATGAATATCATTTTCATTAATATTCCACTTATCTATGTTGATTAAAAACGCTGCTAATTTGTTATAATGTTTTGTGGAAATCGTATTTGATTCGACGTCGAAAAAGTTCATTATGTTTTTAAATATATTTCTATTTGCTAATGTCAAGTAGTTTGTTAAATTATTTAATTCTTCAGATGGAGTATCCTTCATTTTTTTAGGTTCATAGTTATTTATGCATTGAATTAATAGTTTTCGCAAAGGTTCTTCAAATAAAGAAGAGTTCGTCATTTCAAGTGTTTCTATTAATTCTTTCAACCCGTGAACCGGATCAATTGTCGGTTTATCGTCAATGGAAACGATATTATTATTATTCACAATCGCTAATAATTGATGCAATTGACTGATCGTAAATCGCTTTCCATTTCTTTTCAAAAATTCTACTTTTTCAGTTATATTCCATTTTTTATTATACCCCTCAGGAATGCTATTGCATATTCCTTGATATTTTTTGGGTATAGGTACATCTGTATCGAAATTACAATAATGAATGAATGCTTGATACACATTATCTTCTGAAAAACTTTGGGAAATCTCTGGGTATTTAATAATAGTAGAAAAGTCGTGATATATTTGTCTTGCATTAGTCAGGGTTCGCATATCCGATAACGTTTTGCTATTTTTCACAATTCTTTGTAAATATAATTTTATGTTCGGGTTCTCTTGGTTAAAATATATGATTGGATTCAATAGATTCGGACTATCATTGCAACACGCATTTTCAATAAAAGGAACAGAGGCTGCGGTTTTCAACAATTGGTCTTTTGCATTTACTATTTCATTAATAGCATCTATAATACCAAAACTATGTTGCATTGTTTTGTGTTTGAGTATCATTAATGAATGAAACTGTCTAGGATCTCCCTTTTTCATTTTTTCAACCATATCTTGTTTGAAATCATTTGATACATTTTTCAAGTTATTCATAATATTTATTTTTACAATAGGCGGTAAAAAATGTTTCCATTTTTGTATTTTATGTTCTTCTGGAACAATGTGGTCGCTATGTAAAAGCATATATTCCTTTTTAACCACATACAATTCTTGTATTTCACCTACGGGCAGAATATATTTTTCAATAATATCACGTATTCTAATTTTCAATTTGTCTTGCTTTACATTTTGAATGGAATCCCAGGGGGGGATGCTACTTTTCATTTTTGAAATAATACAACTGATATAATTTATCCCACTGACATCTTCTATTCCAGTCATAGGATAACCACTAAAAGAACGAATACAATTTGGGAATGTTTTATTTGTTTTGAATGAAGGAATCATCGTTTGTAGTTTGATATGTATCAGTGCAGCTAAAATCATAATAGTAGTTTCATTTTTATACCTCTCATAGGAAGGTAATGTTTTCCCTGTTTTTTTCATATTATTTTCCGAACGTTTCTGATATGCATTTTCGCTCAAAATATTTTTATCGATGACCACTCTAGAAAGTCTTAACATTTCATCTTCAATTGAATCAACTGGAATATCAATGTTATTACAAATAGATTTCAACATATTATATAATTTTTCAACATTCTCATTTTCAAATATTTTTGTTTGTTTTTTCTTGTTTTCTTCCATTATTACTCCTAAGTCTTTTTCAATGATATCTCTGGATTGAATGCGAAATCCTAATGAATCAAACCCGTCTTCTGTAGTCATATCTTTTTTACGCAATACATATCCGGAATATTTATCGACAATCGCTTCGCCGTCATCCCCCTCTGTGCCTACCTCATTACAAAGTATTTCTAATTCTTCTTGATAATTATTCATTAAATATGCATTGGAAAGTCTGTATATAGATGTGGGTAATAATTTTGTATTTGTATCTTTGCAATAATACCAATGTAAATCTTCGCCGGTTTCATCTTTAATCGCTTCTCTGCAAAATGTATTCACAAACAAAGAAATATTATCTTGTTTTTTAATAAAATCTTCTTGGTTCATTATTGAATCACGCAACTGAATATGCGGAGACTGCAAAGATTCAGATTTTTTAGCTAATTTACTTATTTCATAAGCCAAGTTATTTGATTTATATAATTGAACTTCTTTGAGTATTTGATTCTTTTTATTTTTTTTTAAATTCATCTCGATATTTGTGTTCAACTTACGTTCCAATTCTTCGACCGAAATCTGATAACGTTTTGTAAATTCATTTTTCAATGACTCTTGGTTTTGGTTTTTGATACGTATGCGTATTTGTTCATTGGTTTCACATATTTTATTATCGTTATTTTTCAAACATTTGGAAGATAAATTACAAAATAACGTATTTGTATCCATGAATCGTTCTTCTTCTATTTCGTCATCTCGAATCCAATTATTTCTCAGACGTCGATAGTAATGAATTTTTTTCTTTATATCGACTTCGTTTACTAACTCTTCATTTTCAGCTTTATTTAACTGGTCAATTTGTATATTCTGTTTAATGGGGGGTACTATTTCAAGCAAAGCATAATGTCCGTCCAATATTTTCTTCTTTTTGGAAATTAATATTTCGGCCATTTCATTTGCACTATCTCCAGGAACGTTATGTCTTTGTATTAAGTTCTCTACCAAAAATGGAAGGAATTGATCACTTGGTAATTTTTTTTTATCATTTTCATACCTCTGCATTATTGAGTAGGGAGTATCATCATATTGCTCGTCAAAAAACAATTCGTCTATGTTATTATCTTTTTGTAATTCCCCAATTGATGAATATTTTTTGGATAAATAACGACGAGTACAATCTTCCGTTTTTATTTTTTCTACATCGCCCATATCGTCAATATTTGCGTCTTCTATATTCGTAAGTATATTATCTGGTGTATTAAGACCAATCAATATACTTGAAACGATATCACTATATAATTCAGCATTATCAGTGTTCATCATATTCAATACGATCTCAGTATCTGTTAGATGAGTGTCTAACTTGGACTTTTCCAAAAAACGATAAGATTTAAAAAATGCATCAGAAAAATCATTATTTTCGGATAAAATACGTAAAATAGAACTTGGTTTATTTTGAACCTCATATTTGGTTTGAGACAAAGCTCTCATATTGGAAGAACGAGACATTAAAGATGTTTTCAAATCTTTTATTTGTTCATTTATGAAATATCTAATTTCCATATATTGCTTATACGACACGTCGTTTGGATATATTAAAAACGGTTCTAGTTTTTGCACAACACCTATAAAGGAGAACCTGTTTTTAATATATTTACGATATAATCTGATCAATGTTCTTGTTTTAGGAACGATGGTTTCTAGAAAGTTTCGAAATCGTTCATTTTTATCCATGAATTCTATATTTTCATATGAATCGCTGTTGATAATGAATTCGTTGATGTTGTCGAATAAAGGTTCGTTTGTGTCCTTTTCTATATTTTCATAGTCAATTTCCTTTGTAAAATCTTCAATTACTTGTGTAGTTATATCTGTATTCTTTCTTAATAAACGAAACAAGAGTAGATAGTTAGTGTGTAAACTACTTTTCGTTAATATAGTTGAATTCGGTAAATTAATTTCCGAAAATTTTATAACGGGAGCGGGCATCATCATAAACGATTTAATAGTCATTTCATCATTGGGAACTAGTTCGACAGTTTCATATATTTTTTTACCCGAATTCGTAATTTTTTCTTGCAATTTTGAAGTACCTAAATTATAACGTTGGATTACATACTTAGTTCGTTTGATGCCACTTTGTGAGTACACTGTACTGTAAAAATCTTCCAAATTATCTATTATCGCATCTATATTTTGGTTCACTTGTTTGTTGATTAAATAATCATCATTGATTGTTTTTTCGAATGGTCTAAAGATATTCTGCGTCTGCTTCATCAAATGATCATATGTAATAATATTATCATTACTCCCCTTTTTATAATATTTATTATTCATTTCTTTCAATTTATGATTACTTACCGCCATATTTTCACTAACAACATCGTCCATGAATGCGTTATCTGAATCCGTGTTGATTTTTTTTCGATTAGACACGACAGGTACAATCCAATTCAACTTGTAGTTCAAATCGTATAACTTATCAACCAATGGTTTATAAAACGGGCCTTTCATTTTTTTATCAGAAATATTTTGATTTTCATCAAAAATAGAATGTACTTCACGTAAATGAATATAATGGCGAATAAGTCTATGAATATTATCCAATACTTTTTGTGTTCTCCTATTGTTGGGAATAGTAGATAACAACTCGTCCATTATATCACTTACTTGAGCATCTATACTATATCGTTTTTCACTATCCGGTACTTCAACCAATTGCGACACTGCTTCTAACTCTTCGCCAAAAACGATTGTGTTCGCATCTACATAGATATCTTGTAATTGTTCCCGAATATTTGGTTCTTCGGCTCTGTTGTCCGGTATTTTTGATATCGATTCTCCCATATCAGTGAATTCTATCTCTGCTTGGTTTTCTGGCTCTATATTTTCTTCATCATTAAGCATAGTTTGTTTCATCAATGCCAAAGAACCTACTTTTTTAAAATTCGCGGGTTTTTCGCGAATTAATATTTTGTCAATAGGTATATCTCTGGGTATACCTTGGTATTTGAAATCAATATAAATAGTTTCCATTTTAGGATAAGTAATGATTTCAATCATATCTTTTTCTAAATTACTAATTTGTCCGGTAATGATAGCAGGTACATCTCCTCCAAAATAAATATTGATCCACGTATTGGGTAATAAATTATGTTGTAGCGCATACCCCTGTTCGTCGCTTCTGCTTAATAAAATGACCCGGGTGATAGATTCATCGGTAAAGCTACCAGAATCGTTTATATTCAATTGATATTGTTTCATAGACGAGACATTGGTAAAAACAATTTGAGTTGGATCAATATAGTGAATATAATTGGTGGTTTCGTGATATTCTTCATTTGTAGGAGAAACGATTTCAATGATATCTCCCAATTGTAATTCCAAATCATTGGTATTTATATTTTCATTTACAAAGTCTGGGTTTAATTCTATATTCGTATTGTCTTCTTGTTCCATTATATTATAATTTATATAATATGTATCTAAATTATAATTCAATAAAGTGATTATGCAAATTGTAATAATGAATATTTGAAAATCAAATAAAGATTAAATACGGATATATTTATTTGATTAGACAATGTGTGATTCCGCTATAATCTCCAATATGATGTCTATGAATAGTTGTCCTAAAAATAAAGTAAATATTTGTTTACAAAGAGCAGAAGAACAAATATACTCTATCGTTAATTATGATAGACAATATGTGAATAAGGATGATTTATATTTGGGATTATATCGTTCTGTCATATTTTCATTTCCCAGTAAAAAACTGTTATCTTATTCTCCTTCTAAAGCTATTAGTTATTCTTATTTCAAAACATTATTTCCTTGTTTGAATCAAGATATAGTTATTACGGAATACATTAATGGTATAATGATTCAATTATTTTACGATGATAGGATCAATAAATGGGGGGTCGCGACGAAAAGTAGCATAGGAGGAAATGAAATATATTATTATGACGACAATCAAAAAACGATCGTTGAATTATTTGTACAATGTATGGGAGGATGTGATTATGATACGCTAAATGATCTGCCTTTTTTAGAATATTTTCCAAAAACATATAGCTATACATTTATTCTTCGTACAGGATATTTTGAAAATCAACCTGTAAATAATTACAAATGTTTTTTGATATCTGTATATAGTGTTGTAAATGAATTGCCACATACATTACAATATGTTCCTGAAAGTGTATATCGTAATTGGAGTTGCATTGAATGTATTAAGGGACTTATTAGTTTCCCTAAAAAATATTACTTTCTTAATTATGATGACATTGATGAATTTATAAAATACATTCATATACCGTGTAAGTTCGTACTAACGAACCAAAAGAATGCAATACATACGCACGTTATAAATAATGAATATAGTATTCACAAAAATGTAATGAATGAAAACCCATATCATTTTTATCTCTATTTTTGTTTGAAACGAATATATACACCGTACCAATTATATAATAAGTTTCCAAAATTGAAAAATGTTTTTTTCAAAATACACCAATTGTACAACACATTGATCTTAAATTTTTATAATATGTATCGTAATTATTTCATACGTAAATGCTCGTATTCTTTGTCTGATTATTATAAAAAACATTTATGGAAAGTTCACAAAAAATATTATATACCTTACCTGCGATTGAAACCAAAACCATTCATTACAAAAAATACAATTGAACAATATTTAGAAACCCTGTCTCCAAATGAACTTATGTATCTCATACGGATTTACATAGAGCTTTAACGATAAAGTGCAGATATGAGTTTGATACCTATAAATATTTCAAAAAAGTTTTTAGAAAAAATGTCCAAAATATTATAGGAAATGTTTTTCGGATAATAAGGTGATAATGCAGCAACCCCGTACAGTCCCCATATGACAGCGAAAAGCCAAAACAAGGCATTACCGTACGTGGTATATTTGGCATATTTGTCGTAAATAATATAGAAATAACTCAAGAATGGTATGAACCCTAATCCAACCGCTGACATATTCGATATTACGTTGATTTCTCCTAAATAGCCAAAAAGAAGCATAACTGCGTTCAATAATAGAATAATACTTAGTTCATTTTTATTTTTTTTCACATAATCCCATAGATGGTTGTTGTTTTTTTTCACAGTTTCGCGCAATGGATCGAGTTTTTTATTCCCACTCGCGAAACTTATTATTTCATTATCTGTTGTTTCTTCTTTTCTTTCTTTCAAGTATAATAAATATACAACAAATGTAATTAACATAGTGGGCGTTGAAAAAAACCAATCATAATACCGATATACTGTTATATTTGCAACGCTATCAATCGAATTTACTAACCATATATAAAATGTTCCTTCGATGACTTGGACAATTAGGCCCAACCATATCAATTGTATTAATATTTCTATATTATCATCAAATGCCTTATCGTAATAATCTAAAGACACCAATCCTAGATTGAATGCACCTGTCAATATTTGTATTACCAATGATACATATACTGTTAGTTTCAAATAATATTTATACTCGGATATTTGCATACTTTAACTAAAATGATGTATATATAATCATTTTAGATATTATGTTGCTAGTGCGACGTGTACATAAAAGAGAGTTTGCTGAGATTTTGAATATATTTTGCACAGTGTGATTTATTGCTTTCTCCCATTTCTGATATAGGTTTTCTGATTTTATCTATCATATTCAATATATCACCGCCTTTATTCACTCCCGACAACTCATTTGAATAATCTTTTTGAATAAAGAAGTCAATATTATTATCATCGATAATATCTTTATAAGGTAAATACACGTGAAGATACCAAGCCTTGATAATTGCTGTAGTGTTCAATCGTTTGATAGTTTCAAATGATTTTTTCGCCACCTTGATATCGTCATTTTCTGGAAAAATATTGGACATATCATCTAAAAATTCAAAAAAGTGTTTATTAAAAGCTTTTGAAAACGTCGACTTGTTGCTCATTATAGTATATACTTAATTATTATTTATATTGGTTTAACTAATTGGTTATATTTTGCCAGATAGTTGAGGATTTTCTTTATTTAATCCAAGATCATCTATTCGTTTTTGTTGCAAATCATCTAAAGTAGTATTCTCTGATACTTTGTCTGGTGTATAATTATCGGGTGGAGTCTCAATAAAAATAGTACTATCGTTTGCAGATACATAATTATACATTTGTCGAGTGTTGCTTGTACTTTTTGCGGATAATTCGTCGGGTGTCATATCGTAGTTTGTATATTTTTCTGATAATATATTTGTACCTCCACTGGAATGTAGCATTGGATATCCAGTGGGTTCTTTCATTACTCCAGTTGATGTATTATTATATTTTTTAAAATCTCCGTGAAAATTAGTAATAATATCATCTCCATAAAGGAGTTGATAATTGTTAGATACCATTAATAAACCAGGCACACTATGTAAATTGGGAGGCATAATCACGCGATTCCCACCTTCTAAATATATATATGTTTGATTATCTGATGTATCTTTTTTTCTTTTATCGATGCATATATAACTCAATTTATCTTGCATATTATTTTTTACTAAAGTTTGTACAATTTTTTGAGAATGTTTACAATAATTACTATAATATAAAATATCCATTGCAATTTATATTATAGGAATGAAAAAACTATTTGACTTTCAACGAAAAATTAATTCAAAGATCCCTTGCACATATTGAATAAAAGTCTGTTTTGAAAATATAAAACGAAATACACTAATGACATGTAAAACAATTGCATATAAAACCCGTCTGGCAGGCGTTTAGATGAAAGAATCACGCTAAATGCAGAGAAAAATAGGAAAATCAAGAAGACGAATCCAAGAGCGGATAATATGAAAAAATAATCGCAAAACTGGGTGTCTAACGGACCAAATACTTGTTCAATGAAATTGTTCATTTATATAATAGATAAAGAAATAATATTTACTTTGCTAAATTGTTATTATTTGAAATATAAAATGGGTATAAAAATATATAACTTAATTTTATATATAATGGATAATTCTACTACTTGGAAAGTTATTAACACATATTTTCACGATAACCCACAATGTTTAGTAAGACATCATATTGAATCATATAATGATTTCTTTAAAAATGGAATTTATCAAGTATTCAAAGAAAAAAATCCGGTTCGTATATTAACCCGGTACGACGAAGACATCGATGATCATCGTTCACAGTGTATAATGTATTTCGGTGGAAAAAACGGTGATAAAATTTATTTTGGCAAACCAATTATATATGATGACAGCGAAAGTCATTTTATGTTTCCAAATGAAGCACGATTAAGAAATATGACATATGGTATGACCATACACTATGATATTGACATTGATTTTATTGATATATTAGAAGACGGAGAAGAACCAACTATTATTGGCGAAGATATTATTGAAATAGAAAATGAAATTAACAAGGATGAAGAAGAAAACGAACAACCCGGTGGAGCTCCCAAAATACCTAAACGTAAGGGGAAAGTCCGTAAAATGAAATTGGATTTGACTGCTGCTGAACAAACAAATTTGAAAGAAGCAACGAAACAAAGCATGATATCCAAAAATACACAGAAGCGGACGATTACGTTAGATAAAATTTTCTTAGGTAAATTTCCGATCATGTTGCAATCAAATTATTGTGTTCTCGGCGGATTGCCCAAAGAGGTTAGACATAATATGGGAGAATGTTCAAACGATTTAGGTGGCTATTTTATTGTTGATGGAAAAGAGAAAACAGTTGTGGCGCAGGAAAAATTTGCCGATAATATGTTATATCTTAAAAAAAACGATGACGATAAATATTTATATTCAGCTGAAATACGATCGGTTTCCGAGAACGTATCTAAACCTATGAGAACTCTGTCCGTGAAGATATTAACTCCTACGAATAAATACACTTTCAATAATATTGTAGTGAATATTCCGAACGTTCGCTCGCCGGTCCCTCTGTTTATTGTATTCAGAGCGTTAGGATTTACAAGTGATAAAGAAATCATTCGCTTGTGTTTGTTGGACATAGATAAATATGAAAGTATGCTAGAATTATTTGTGCCGTCGATACACGACACTGGTGGTATATTTACGCAACGAAATGCATTGAAATTTATTGCACTTTTAACAAAGGGTAAAACCACAACCCACGCTTTAGAAATATTAAGTGATTATTTTTTACCCCATATTGGTGAAACCAATTTCACTCAAAAAGCGTACTATTTAGGTCATATAGTATTTCGTCTATTGTCCGTGCATCTCGGAA